GGTTTCTCCAAAAAGTATTGGTTGAACGGTCTATACCACCAACAGTTCCAGTAGTTGGATCATCAGCAACTAATAGTTGTAAACCACCAATAGTTTGTCCACCAGAGCCAGTTCCATCAGAAAATAAAGCAGTTCCTAATTGGTTTCTCAAAGAATCCATTAAGTTTTGTCTTTTTCCTTCTAAAAGATTAAAGATTCTTGAATCGCCAGCATTTTGCAATAATTCTTTTTCAGAAATTTGATCAGTTCCTGTAAGCATTTTTTGAGCAAAAATAGCAGACGAAAATTCATCTTGCGGAGTTGTATTTAACAAATCCGTAGGATTTTGGAATTGAACAGTTGAATTACTTGCATAAGCAATATTTTCTTGAAAGTTTTTACCGCCTGTTTCGTGAACGATTTTACCTTTGTTTTGCATAGCTTTAAGCAATGCGTTATTACCAATCACTGAAGAGGTAATTTTTTCTTTCATGAATTTATCTAAAGTAGATGAAACTAATGAGTTATAATTTGGATTTGCGGGCATATAATATATTTATTATATTCCTATCTATACTTACGAATTAAAGCTAATTGTTCTTCCTGATAAGTCATTGGTTTATTTCCATTAGAAACAGGTTTAGAAATTTTTTGTTGCCTCTTGGCTTCATCAAATTTTTCCTTTTTTTGCTCATTTATTTCTTTTAAGATTTTTGCCTTTACTTTTTCTTCGTAATCAGGTTGAAATCTTTCAATTCTTGAATAAGCAGTTTCTAATGCTTTTTTACGCAATTTTAAAGGATAATATTCTTGATTACCATTTTTTGCTAATTCTTGATTATAGATATTAACAAATTCTTGTTGGTATTCTACTATTAACTCTTCATTGTGCGTAGGATTTTCTAAAAAATCCGCCAATAACTCTTTGGCTTCCCTTTTGTTTACTTCTTGTTGTAATAATTGATAAGAAATTTGTTGAATATCTCTCGATTCTCGTTTGATTAGCTCTTCAGGAGTGAGATATAACTCATCTTCATAAACAGGTTCATCTACGACTTGTTTTAAGTCAAAATTGACTCGTTTTGCTAAAGCTTTGAAAGTTTCGGCAGGATTATTTTCTAAATTTTTTAATAATCCGCTTATGTTATCAAGCTCTTTTTTTGTATTGCCAAGTTGTAAATGTAGCCTGTCTTCTCTTGCACGCTGTTCTTTGGCAATTTTTATTGCTTTTTCCCTGTCTTCAGGGTCTTTTATTGTTCTGACAGCGTCAACCAATTCTTTTGGTAATCCTGATAATTGTTTTTCAATATCAATATTATCTTGGTTTTGGCTTTCGCTCTCTTTATTTTCGGTTTCTTCTTCTATTGGTGTTTCTTCTTTTTCTTCGATATTTTCAGTTTCTACACTTTCATTTTCTACTTCTTCAACAGCTTCTTGCTCTTGAGAATCAGTATTTTGCTTAATTAAATCAAGCATTTCGTTTTGGTAGTTTTCTTTAATATCCATAATAAAATAATTGGTTAATAATAATTGTCAAATAATATTTTAATAATCTTTTATATGCTGATTATTTCTTTTTAAAGCGTCTAAATATGAGTTTTTAGTAGTGTAGGTTTTTCCGTCTCCGTGATTGTAAATTGCACCATATTTTTTAATATAGTTATTTAAACTTAAATCTTCCTTAATTCCCTCAGGTAGTTTTGATGATGGTAAAGTTTCAATTTCAATCCAATGGGCTTCACCATCAATATAAGTTAAGCGTTTTGTTGTCATAACTATTTTTTCTTTTTAGATTTACCAGCATTAGACAAGGCAATAGCAATTGCTTGTTTCTGTGGCTTTCCCGCTTTCATTTCTTTTTTAATATTAGAAGAAATAACTTTACTTGATGAACCTTTTTTTAATGGCATAATTTTAAAAAATTTGTTTTTAATTTAGAGTTAAAAAATTTACGATATTGTTTATAAATTTCTGTTTTATTGTAAGAACTTTCTCTAAAACAATTTAGATGTTCTTTTCTATCTTTATTTCTTTTTTCTTTTAGCTGTAAATAATCAGTAATTAAATAATGTTTTAATATATATCTATTCCATTTTTTATAAAATTCTTTTGTATTATCTGCAAAATATTGTGTTTTATTTTTAATGTCTATTTCAACACATCGAACGTTTTTTAAATCTAATTTTATAGAAGATAAATCTAAATATGCAATTTTAATAGTTTTTTCAGGAATCGGCATAATATTTGTTATAATAGACCTATCTTTTATATGCATTATATTTGTGTTGGTTGGTTAGCATTACGAATTTGCTCATTAACAAGTTCCGTTCCCGCTTTAACTTTCATATCAAGTCTTTTAGCTTCACGGTCAGCTTGTTTATTAGCGTCCTCAAATTCCATTTGTTGCTCAAATTTATTCTGGTCGTTTAATACTTTAGCTTTTTCAACATTAACTTTTTGTTGTTCTAATTCTAATTTACCAGTAATTTCTTGTGCTTTTAATTGTAATTCTTGTTGTCTAATTTGCATTTCAGCTTGTGCCATCATTGCTTGTGGGTCGGGTTTTTGTTCAACTGGCTCCTCATTTTTAAGGTAATTTTCAAGATTACGACCAACTTTAAATGGTTTAGAAGCAAAAATAACAAACTCATTTAAAGCATCTTTGCTAATAACTCCAGTTTGAACGGCTGGCACCATTTGTTGTATTGTTTGGCTAATAGTGCGAATATATTCCATGCGATCCATTTTCTCTTGATTTTGGTCAATTTTAACAGTTGAATCAGTTTCAATGTCAATGCTAATGCACCGGAGTTTATCGTCTTTAATAGTTTTAGCAAGTTTTGGTATATTTTTTAGTTCAATAAAAAAACCTTTTAGTTGTTTTTGTAAGTCTTTAATTGTTTGTTGTAAGCCCATTTGTGCTTGCTGTTCAAGCATTGCTATTTTTTCTTTAAAATCGGGTTGTTTTGGGTCTAAAAGACTAATTGCCTCTTCTTTTTCAATATCAATATTTCTTTTAGCATTTTCTAGAATTAAATCAACATCAACAACTTTTAAACCAACAATTTTAATAATTTCATTGATTGACATTTTTTCAACTGCTAATTCAGCTAATAAACGCAGTGTATCTCTAATTGTAAACTCAACTTCTTTTTGTAGTGGTTGAATTCGGCTAATAGCAAAATTGCCTTTTAATTGTTGTGCGGTAGCGGTTTCACTGGCAACGCTTGTTCCCCTGACTATATCAGACAATCCAGTAATTTCTTGTATGTCGGATTTTAACGCCATTTTCTCAGTCCTAAGAATTGTGATTGTGTTGGCGATTTCATTAAGGGGCTTAAATACAACTAATTTTCTAGCATCATCAATATTAGCGGAGGTTTTTAGCGATTTAAACTCACCATCATCGCCATTCATGATATTTTCAACATCACTTTGTTCAACTAAAGAATTATAAGCACCAGTGAACTTAGCTTGTTGAACTAAGCTTGTAATTCTGTCATGAATATCAGTTAAATCATCGGCTAGATTTTTATATTTGTTAAATAGTGGACTTGGTAATAGTCTTTTAGATTCATTTAACCCCATCGGCATTGGAATCGGGAAGAAATTTTTAAGATTATAGCCGTCATCTTCAGTATCTAATACAAAGCCATCGCCCGCAAAGGTAATAAAATGGCATTTCTTATTTTCTTTATCCCAAATTTCCCAAACTTCACACATTTTATATAAATCTTCTTGTTGACTTTCTTCGTTTAAACTTTCAAATTTAACGTTAGTCATTGGAACTTTTTCGCCTTTCTTGCCAAAATATTCGATTAATTCTTTACGGGAATAATATTTTTTAAAAGCAATCCATCTTACTCGATTCCATTCTTTTTCAGTGCTTTTAAGAAAATCTTGGTAATCAACAAATTCAATCTTAAATGATTTCTTAGAGTCATCGGTATCATAAGAAGATTCTTCTTCAGTGTCTTCGTTTTCACCTTCTGCCATGTCTTCGGAATAATCTTGCATTGATGTTTCATCTTCTGATTCTTCTTCGGCTTCAGGCTTCTCTTTCTTTTTTTTTGTTTTGGTTTCGATTGGCTCAGGTGGTATAAACACAATTCGAGGAATCCCAATACCTTGGATTAGAAAAGCATCTCTAATTTTTTCAATCTGATTTTCTGCGTCTGATTCTTTTAGAAGATATGTTAATAATCTTTCAACTAACTCGCTACTGATTCTTGATATTTCATCTTCATTAAAAAAAGATTGTGTAATATTAGCTTTAGGAAGCTTAGAAAACAATAACGGGCGTAAAACTTGCGTATTACTCCAAAAGATTGGATAATTTGATTTTAATGACGGACTACTTTCTGCTTGGTCTTCTTGTGATTCATAGAGCAATTGAAACTCTTTAGCCATCTTTTTAGATGATTCGTGATAATTCTTTGCATTATCAATTTCTCTTTTCCATATCTCTACCAAAGACCTTTCGCCATTCAGGGTTGATAATTCGTCTTGTAATTCAACTTGGTTCATTGTCATATTTTTTTATAATATTTATTTATTTTTTTTTGTCAATAGTTCATTTTGTTTTTTTATCTCATCAATTAATCTTTGCACCTCAAATTGCTTGTCTATTGATTCTTGAAGCGTTAAAGGTTTTTTAATTTCTGCAGGAATAATTGGGCGAGTCATACATAAATATCTTAAAGTATCGACTGCGTGATCTTCCATGTTTGTGTCTAAATCTTCGGGCTTAGTTTTATCATATTGCATCAGCGGAAGCGTGCGGAGTAGATTCTTACAATTGCTAGTAATAAATAATAAAGGTTGCTCATCTTCATTTCCTGTAAATCTTGCCCGTATTTGTTGCCAGCCAGCTACTCGCTTGTTATCAGCAGGAAGCCAGCCAATATTTTGTGATTCAAATTGATTAGCTATTGATTGCCCGCTTGAAACATCGAAAATAGCAGGGTCAGCCCTCATTTCGTCCATTTTCTCGCCCATTTGTAAATCTTTAATCGTTTTCGCAATATCAGCAACATTCATTTTTAAACCTTCGTTAGCTTTGCCCGTGCACCCGTAAAACTCTCTATAAATAATAATTGCACCTCTCGGAAAGCTTCGTTTAATTCCTCCGCAATCAACAAGTGAACCATCACTAACAGCACCCCAAAGCACGCAAAAGGGCTTAGAATAACCCCAGTCAAAAGCTCTTAACTTGTGCCAAGTGTGCGGGACATTTATGTAATCAATGATATGTTTTTTAGGGTTAAAGTTATCAAAATAAGCCCCTTCGATAGCGTCCCAATCACCATCAAGCATTGCCTTCGCTAATGCACCGCCTAAGCCTTGGAGTTTATCAGCGTAATTTGGGTCATTCTTCATCAATACTTCATTATCACTAAGCCTAGCGGGTATATATTGCCGTATCATTCCACCTTCTTCAACGCCCATTTTTCTAAGCTCGAGAGGTTTGCAGTTATCAATAAACATTTGTTTAACAAACTCATGACCAATTCCCCCTGGATTGCTACCGCATAAAACCAACGGGAGTTTATGTTTAAGATGTTCTGGAACTTCTACACCTCCAAGCCTTGCCCGACCCCTTAGAAACTTATAGATTTTTTCGCTAAAGTGCGTCAATTCATCAATAAGTATTACTTGCATTTCTGCCCCTTGGTATTTATAGACGTCTTTTTCATGCTGGCAATGGCAAAGATATATTTTTGAACCATTTTGGAACGAAATTTCTTCTTCTGTAATTTTTACTAATTTTTCTTTGACCCAAGGAGCAAGCAACACACGAAAGCCCGAAGAGCCTTCAACATGGTTTTTGAGCAAGTCCGCGAACACTCGACGAAACAAATATATTTGAAGATTAGGAACACTAAACGCAAGCATTATCGCAATTACTCTCATAGCGTGGGACTTACCACCGCCAGCACTCCCGCCATAAAGAATTTCAGTTGCGGGCGAAGTCCAGCAAATAGATTGCTTTTCTTGAAGCTCGAAATTTACAACATTATTAATCATTATTTTCTAATGTGAATTTATCAGAATTGTTAATTACTTTTAATGTAAGTTGCGGAGTTATAATATTATTATTGTTGGTTTGTGTTTCTTGCGATTTATAGTTTAAATCGAACTCTTTGCGATTCTTTACTTTAGCAATATACATGCGATGTTGATATAATTCTGCTTGTCTGCGAACAGTTGCATTAGTTGAATCATCTTGTATTTTGTGCAATTCTGATTCTGCGTTATCTAACATATCATAAGAAGCTATTTTTAAAGCTAGATCTTTAGCTTGCTGATTTTCTTCGAGATTTAAATAGTAATGTAAATTTGTTAGATGAATATTGAAATTTTCTGCAATTTGTCGATAAGAGATATTATTAGATATGTCTTTGAACAATGCTTCTTTGTGTTCGTTCAATAATTCGATAGTTTCTTGGCGACTAATTTTTTTTCTATCTTCTTCTCGAGTTTTTAACATTTTTTTACATTTATTTTAACGCGCGTGCGATGTTCAAAAGAGTAAGATAAAACTTTTAATCATAATCTCACTAATCAAATATCATTTTTTTTTAATTATGCACATTAATTTTATTTGTCAACTTTTATAATGAAATTAATTAATCTTTATTCCAAGATTCGAGTGAGCTGAAGATACAGAAATCCCTATCACTAGAAATTCCTGTAAAAAACTTATTCCTGAGTTGTCGCTCGCAGTTTTTCAACAGATCATATTAGAAACCTAAACATCATTACAACATTTAAGAGGCGGGTTAGCGTTCTCCTTTTTCATTTCTCAATCCTTCTAACGGTCGCAATTGCTTGCACTTAGCCCTTGTAGCTAATATAAAAACACC